AGATAACATTGAGTCCCCTTCTTTGAAAATTCTACTTGTTTGGTCAATAACATTACCAACGTGTGTTCTCGATGCAATACCGTCTTTAGGCATTGAATTCAAAATTTCTTGTGTTAAACCAAGAATAGAATCTTCTCTAAAATCGTAGTTCGTTGACTTTGAATCGTTATATCCATTAGCCTCTTGTGATTGAAATTCATTATTATATAACCCAATTTTATTTTGAGAGTTTTTACTTATCCATGTTAATTTACCACTAATTTGACCACCCTGAGTTATATTTCTTTGTTTTTCAAATAAATTTGCTTGAACAGGGTCAAACATTAAACTTAAATAGTAACTACTTTTTACAACTCTGTCATTAAAATCTGACATTGTATATTTAACGTCCTCACCTCTATCATCACCAATATACGCAACCCCTTTTGGTGCTTCTAAACCTAATAAATTTCTTACACCGGCACCAACCCTATCAGTAAAATTAAATAATTTTGATGATTGTTGTGAACGGGCAGTAGTTGTATAATTTGGGGCGTATTTTGAATATGACAGTTGGTCATATAGTGTTTGTCTTTGTCCTTCCCCCATGTATTCAACAAATAAATCGGAAGGTTTCCTCCCCAATTTTGGTCTTCTTTCTATCCCAATTAAACTTCCTAAAACACCCGTAACATCTTGTAAAATGGCACCGGTCTCTGTTCTTGGTGTTGGTCTATTTTCAATTGGATTTCTTGGGTTTGTTAAATAATCACCAGGTATTTCACTAAATGGAAATTCAAGTCCGGCAACTGTTTGAAGGAAATCAACACCCTTACCTATTAAAGTTTTATCAACAGTAATTTTATAGTTTTTTTGAACTAAAGGTTCTCTACCTGTAACGAGATTTATCGCAGTAGCAGTGTTACCTTCCAACGCATCGATTAATCTAACCCTACCTAAAGTTGCGGATGTTAAGTTTTGTTGTATTCTTGCGAAAACGGGGCCTAATTTATTTTCTCGAATATTTTGAGTCGCGAATTTCATTAATCTTGAATCGTTTTCAAAATTTTGACCACCCATTATTCCAATTAAATTGGGGGATTGTGTCATCGTAAACGAATCAAGATAACCGTCAGATATATCTCCATTATTAATCCAAGCCAACATTGGTAGCGTTGTATCGGTATATTCTTCTATTGTATTATCAGGTGCTCTGTATAAATTTTGACCAAAAGTATTTGCAAAAAATACCGACCAATTTGTTTTTACATCACCGGGGTCAACATTTGCAAAATTATTTAAATTTTGAACAACATAATTGGTATCCGTAAAGGTTTGTGGTCCGTTCGGTCTATTTAAAGTTTTTGAAATTAAATAATCTCTAAAAACCTTGGTGTTATTAAAATCTAAGTATGTTGGCATCTATTATATAAATAGATATTTTTTGATTTTTTTAACTAAATGTTCCAATATATTCTCTATAATCTGATGTCATCGCTATTTGATTCATAATTTCGTTTCTTATTGCATCTGCATTGACATTACTATTAATTGAAATTTCTAATTTTTTATTTTCACTAACAACATTACCGCCTCTGTTTTTGGTTTCATCTATTGCGTAAATCGTGTCGTTTATACTTGGAATAATAATATCTTTTTGATTTGGTCTAATAATGGCATCTTCCACTTTTTTTGTAACAAAATCATATCCCGTACCCTTAATCTCTCCCTTTTTACCCGTTAAAAGTTGACCTATCTCATTTTGACCACTTTTTGTTTGATTTAAATATTCATTAGTATTTTTTAAATATTCATCCACTTTTGAAAGACCTCCTCGAACACCACTAGCAAAATCAACTTTCATCATTGTAACTATTTCTGAAACATTAAGACCTATTTTTTGCATTTCAGTATATTGTTCTAACGCAATATCTTTGGCACTCATTTTTTCGAATACTTCTTGATTATTCAATAAAACTTGTACTTGTTCGCTATTTAATTCATCCAAAGCAACTCTTGTTTGGTTACTAAATTCTCCAAATAATTCCTTTGGAACGTCGATAACCATTTTACCACCCTCCATTCTCGCTAAGTTCGTAATAAACTCTTGTTGTTTTTCGTCAAGATTAAATCCTCCTGCCAATAAATCTGCAGACGCTGATGTTCTTTCAGCCGCTTTTATCGCGGTGGTTGATAATTCGTCCATACTCATACCTAATTCACCAGCTAATGCCCTTGCTTTTCTTAAATTAACACCAGTGATTTCAAATTTACCCAATTCTGAATTATATGTTGCTAAAGAACCTGCAACACCAATCATTGCTTCTTGTAATCCACCAGCATCGTTTGTTGCCATATACATCAACTTTAAAGGGTCGTTAAAGTCTCCGATAGCCCCACCTATTGCCTGTAAATTCGCGGATAATCCAATTGCTTGGTCAGGGTCAAATAGTTTTTCGGCTAAAGTAAACACACTTTGCATACTCATTTTAAATTCAATAGATTTTTGAACCATTCTTGTTAATCCATCAAATCCATTTTTAAAACCGTATTGGTTTAAATTTTTCATATTTGTTTCGATTTCTGAAACAACTTTTCTCGCATTTAAACCTAAACTAATTGAACTTTTACCAGCTTGATTTATTTTGTCTAAAGCATCTGCTGCACCAAAACCCGTTTTTTCGTATGTTCCAATCATCTTCCCAAGAGTATCTAAATCACCAACAAATGCTCTTGATGTTACAGCCATGTCTCCAATTACTTCTCTATTATATAAAGTAAATTTACCCTGTTCTTCTATCATTGCCGTAATCGTATCCTTAACATCCTCAAATCCATAACCCATAGATATCATTTGAGGTAAAGTTTCCACAATTTCGGTTCTTAACCCTCTAGACAGTTTTCCTGAAATACCAATTTTTGAATTTATCTGATTGTGTAAATTCACTTCTTGTTGTAGTATTTCCGCACCCTTTGATGTCACCTCAGTTAACATGGATTTAAAAAAATTTGAACCCACATTTTTTAAATTCTCACCAAAATTACCTTTTCCAAAAAGACCACCGTCACCAAATGTTCCACTTATTAATGATTGTACACCGTCAATAATATTAGACGCTTGAATCATTTCTGAACTTTGTACTTTATACGATTGGACACTTTGGTTTAAATTTTGTATTTTTTTTAAAGGTTCAATATCAACAGAACCCGATGATGATTGAGACGGTGTGTTTACTCTATTTTGTGATGACATATATTCATTCCAAGCTTGTAGAAATGCGGTTGACTCGCCCGGGTCAATTGCCCCACACGCACTTATATATATTTGAAGATTACCTCCGCTTTGATTGGCTAATCTTCTAAAATCCCCAAGATTCCTCATAAAATTGTTTACATATAAATATCAATTTTATTTATTTTCCAATTCTTGGATATAGTTAACATAATATCGTCTAATCGATATTGGCATTGAAAGAATATCCCCGTAGGAGAATCCTCTTCTTATTAGATATAAGATTTCGTCTAATTGAGACTTTCTATAGTCCGTAGAAAGGGCGAAAAAATTCGACCCCAAATCCAATAACAATTTGGATATTCTCTCCTGATGGGGTCATTACTTCTTTTTTTAGGTCAATTGCGGGTCTATTCTCTCTAACATATTTTCTAAAGTCTTGAGAATCTTTAATTGGTAGATTTTCAATGAAATTTCTAATGTTCATTGGGTCTTTATTACCAGCCACCGATTTAATCATAAATTCAAGTTGTTTTGTGACAATTGGTGGTACACCAACTCCATTCCAACTTTTTTCAATTTGTTCAATTTCTTTTTCTTGTTTTTTTGTTAAAAATTTAAAAGTAATATCGATTTTTGAAACGTTGGTGGTATATTTAAATTCACCGTTTTCATTTGGTTCGAGATTAAAATCTTTAAACGACAACTCACTTAAATCAAAAGTAACATCGAATTCTTTACCTGTTTTTCCGTCAGTTATTTTATAACTGTATTCAGAACCAAAAGCGGTGTTTCTTAAAAATATTAAAACCGCCATTCTATCCTCATCCACTAAATCATCTAATTCAATATCTTTATCGATTATTTTTCTTTTTAACAACTCATCAATAACAGTATTGTTTTGGATTAAGTTTGATGAAGATAATATATTTTCATCTGCAGCGGTTAAATATGCAACTCTTACTGATTTTTTTTTATTTTTATAAAAAATACCTCTTGAAGGTAATTCAACAACATCATAAGCAATGTTGGGGTCAATTTTAAATTCTTCCATTTTATTTATTTTCTTCGTTTGATTTAAATGTTAATAGTGTCGATTCTTTATCCATAATGAATTTAAATTTATTTGTTTGTAATTCACTATTTGAATAAGATTGTTCTTTTTCAAAATTTGAACCTTTTATTTTAAATTCTAATGAACTTATTATTTCACCAATAGGTGAAAGATAATCTATTTTAACACCAGTAATATCAAAAAAATCTTTTGGGTTAAAAATATAGTTTACTGTCTCATAAAATTCGGTGGTAAAAATTAAATCATCGCCTTCGTTATAAATTTTATATTTCCTAAAAAGAAATTGAGGAACATACACACCAATTACGTTGATTATATATCTATTTTCAATTAGTGGTTCGATTGGTTCAAATTTAAATATGTCATTCATAAATTTATCTTTTAACTATAACTATTATAAAATACAAAACTATATAAAAAAGTAAAGGTCTTCCTTTTGAGAAGACCCTTTCTATTGATAAAATTATTTTTTTTAAATTAGTACACCAAAATACATCTATCTGGTCGTAAAGAGCAAGTAATTGTTGCAATTTCATCTCTTGAATAATCCAATTCATTGAAGTTTAAATCGGTGATGAACGTACCTTGCATAATCCATTTCTCAACAACTACACCCGTCGGGTCTAACATTTCTAGTTCAATATCTTTCTTATAACCAGCAGCATAACCCATTCTACCTGTAACAGATTCTGCATGCAATCTAAACCATTCCATTAAAGCCTGTGCTGCCGATGGACCAATTGGGTCTCTAAAAGTTACTCTCATTTCAGCCCATTCAAATCTACCAGCAACATACGTTGAAGTATTTAAAAATGGTATTGCTACCGAGTTTATTTTTGCCGAAGGTCTAGCTGCGGATGATACATACCATTCATTAATTCCCAATGAAGATGGGAACCTCAAAATGAATCTATTTTGACGTTTCGGTTCGTATGGAACCGGCATTTTCATTAATAAATCTGCCATTTTTTTTCTTTATTTTTATTATTCTTTATTATAAATACTCTGTTTATTAAAATTTTTTTTTATAATTACTTGGTTTTTTCTTTTTTTTTATTTATCTTTTATTAGCCCAGTATATACTAGTTTTTATTATCTAGTTTTTATTATCTAGTTTTTATTATTTCTAGTTTATTTAACATTTATTATCTACT